GTTTTTACCAACATGCCAATCAGCGTAGAAATATCTGAAGAAACAGCCAACGAGCTGATGCAAAAAGGTGTAAAATGTTTGTCTATGTCGTCAGACAAAATCGTTCTGGAGAATGAAAAAGAGTAACACCTTTAATGAAAAAAATTAGCTGGTTTAGTCTAAATCATGTAGATGCATCTGGTGACACTTGGTATAGCCAGGGTTACTATAATGCTGCCCTGTCTACAATCAGAGCCTTGCAGGAAAAAGAGTGTGCGGTGTTTTATACACGAGAAGACATTCCGTATCACATCAACTTCTGCCCCCCAACTTACTATCAGCTAAAGTCAAAATACAATATTGGTTATACTCCTTGGGAGTCAACCAAGATCCCTCCACACTGGATTGATAACATGCGTAAGTGTGATGAGGTTTGGGCTACATCTGATTTCATCAGAGATATTTATATTAAACACAATGTGAATGCAAATGTATTTACCATCCCTCACGGTATCTCTCCAGAATTTTCTATACTTGAAAGAGAACTAACTGGGAAGTTTAATTTCTTACATGTCGGTGGAGATTCAAAAAGAAAAAATGCACAAATGGTTGTTGACGCTTTTCTTGAGTTATACGATGGCAATGAAGATTTTCAACTAGTTTTAAAGTATAACAAGTTCTGCTATGCAGAGTGTTATGTTAATGATCAACTTGTGCCAGCTCATAATCACCCTCAGATTCTTGGGATTCCAGATAACTTTAGCACAGAAGATTTAGTATCTTTGTATCACAAATGTCATTGTATGGTTTATCCAACAATGGGTGAAGGTTTTGGAATGATTCCTTTTGAGGCAATTGCAACTGGTCTACCAACAATTGTCACAAACCTAACTGGTTGTGCTGATTTTGCAAAATACGGTATTCCTCTTGAGGCTAGTTTTGTAAAAGCTGATTGGCAAGATCATCTCTACGATTGTGATACTGGGGATTGGGCAAGTCCAAATTTTCAACAACTCCTTGACTTAATGGAAAATGTTGTAAATGAGTATGATGATTTTAAAAAGTATGCGTTTAAATCAGCAAGGATTATTCACTCCGAGTGGTCTTGGTCATCTGTCGCAGATAAAATTTTAAACCGTCTTGATTTTTATCAAAAATCTTTGTCGTAGTCCTAAGTACTAATCTTTGACTCTGCTATGCTCAGCGTCTAAACTAGTTGTTCTTACTTTTGGAGGTATGTAGATGTCACTGTTGTCAAATGATTTTATTGCTAGTTATGGTTCAAAGACCCCGCCTTGGGGTTTTGGTGGACTTGGAGAAGTTGTGTTCCTTAGGACATACAGTCGCAAGATTGAAGGAACTGACTCAACAGAGTCTTGGGTTCAAACTATAAAAAGAATTATTGATGGCGCTATTGAAATCGGAGTTCCCTTTTCTCAGGAAGAGGCAGAGAAATTATTTGATCACATGTTTAATCTTAGGTGCTCAGTCTCTGGCAGAGCCCTCTGGCAGCTCGGTACACCTCTTGTAAGTAAGTTTTCTGGAACTTCACTTAACAATTGTTTTTATACAAACATTGAAAAGATTGAAGACTTTGAACTCTTGTTTGATTACTTGATGCTTGGTGGCGGTGTTGGCTTTTCTGTTGAGCGCTCAAAGATTCATGATCTGCCAAAGATTAAAAAAGTCAATTACATTACAGCAGAAAGAACAGCAGATGCTGATTTTATTGTTCCAGACTCAAGACAGGGGTGGAGAGAACTTCTCCACAAAGTTCTTGAATCTTATTTTATTACTGGAAAATCCTTTACATACTCAACGATTCTTATTCGTGAGTATGGAGCGCCGCTAAAGACATTTGGTGGTATTGCCTCTGGTCCAGGAGCTCTCGTAGAAGGTCTTGTTGATATTGGCAAAGTTCTTGATAATCGTGTTGGGAAGAAACTTCGTTCAATTGATGTGTTGGATATTTGCAATATCATTGGTCGTATCGTAATTTCTGGCTCCTCACGCCGTTCAGCACAGATTGCTATTGGCGATCCTGATGATATGTTATTCCTTCGTGCAAAAAACTGGGGAAGCGGTAATGTCCCAGCTTGGAGATCAAATAGCAATAATAGTATTTACGCAGACTCCTATGATGAAATTGTTCCAGAATTCTGGAAGGGTTATGACGGGACTGGTGAGCCATACGGCTTGCTAAATAGAAAGATGGCAAGAACATACGGAAGATTGGGTGAGAAGTCACCAGATCCAACAGTTGAAGGGTTTAACCCATGCGCAGAAATTGCGCTATCAGATGGTGAATCTTGTAACCTCTCTACAATCTTTTTGCCAAATATTGAGTCGTTGGCTCAAATGCTTGAGATTTCAAGACTTCTGTATATGGTTCAGAAACAAATTACAAGACTTTCATATCCATACGAGAAGACAAATACAATTGTTCATAAGAATGGTCGCCTTGGTCAATCTGTGACTGGTATTCTTCAGGCAACAGAAAAGCAAGTTGCATGGCTTGATGAGACTTATGTATACCTCAAGAGCTTTGACAAAGCTTACAGTGAAGATCACGGTTGGAATCCTTCGGTTAGACTTACCACTGTCCAGCCATCTGGAACCCTTTCGCTCTTGCCAGGTGTGACACCAGGTATTCACCCAGCATTTGCTAACTTCTATACAAGAAGAGTTCGTTTTAGCTCTGTTGATCCTCTAGTGGATGCCTGTCGTAAGCGTGGGTACAAGGTTGTTTGGGATATTGGGCTAGATGGTCGTGAAGATCATACTCGCTATGTTGTTGAGTTCCCATGCAAATCACCACAGGGGGCTGTGTTAGCCGCAAACATGACTGCAATAGATCAGCTTGAGTGGGTAAAGAAGATGCAGACTGAGTGGGCTGACAATGCTGTTTCTGTAACAGTGTATTATCGTAAAGAAGAGTTGCCAGCCATTCAGGAATGGTTGTCTAAAAACTACGATAAGAGTGTTAAGTCTGTTTCATTCCTTTTGCATGTTGATCACAACTTCCCGCTTCCTCCGTATGAAGAAATTACTGAGGAAGAGTACAACAAGTCGGTTGCAAAACTAGACTTTTCAATCCCACTTCAGCAAAACTCTAGCGATCTAATGATTGATATGGATGATTGTGCAACGGGTGCATGTCCGATACGCTGATATCTGAACACAGCTGTACTGTTTTTGATTAAAACTAGTGTATAATTAAACCTATGTCGTCAGATATGATCAAAGATAAGAATATTTGGGTTCCAGAGCGCTCTTACGGAGTGTGTGTATACTTTACGGCTGAAGGTGAAGCGTTGTCGGATGGCGATGGTGTCCTTTCAGCAGAGGGTATTATGTATGATTTAAGCATTGAGAAAAGAGTTCTTGATGCTGGTAAGTACTGGTCTGGCGATGATGATGGACATGTTAGATGGATTGCTGGAGGTAGAAAAATTTCTGCCGCAGAAAGAGATGATCAAACAGAGAGGTTGGCTAACGGATTTGTAGCTGACCCGTTTGAAGATATGTTTGATGAACACTTTGACAATAGGAGACAGAATGGATAAGAAGATGGAGCTCGTGCAGGATGATTATGTTGAAACTGAAATAGATGATGTTTCATACATGGGGTTTACATCAAAAACCGAAGATACCGATCCTTTTTCTTTTGTAAAAATTTCATCTCTTTCTCCAAAAATGAAACGCAAAGCAATGCGTCTGCAAAAGAAGCATGAGGGAGAAGATGGTACTAAGTCAAAATATGTTGACCCAGAAGTTGTAAGTGGATATTCACTTTACGACATTGTAAACCCCCCATATGATTTAGACACACTCGCTGGCTTGTATGATCAAAGTGCAATTCACTATGCAGCAATTAATGCTCGTGTTATGAATACCGTTGGTCTCGGATATGAATTTGTAGAAACACTTAAGGCTAAAAGAAAAATTGAAAAAGCTCAAGGCAGTGAAGAGAAGATTACAAGGCTGAGGCAGCAGTATCAGGATCTCAAAGAGAATCTTGATGAAACATTTGAGAACTTAAATATTGAAGAGACTTTGATTGAAACCTTAGTTCGTGTATGGCAAGATGTCTTAACCGTTGGCAATGGCTATCTTGAAATTGGTCGTAACAACGCTGGTCAGATTGGGTACATTGGGCATGTCCCAGCAACGCTCGTTCGTGTTCGTAGAAAGCGTGATGGCTATGTTCAGATTGCAAAAACAAATAAGATTCAAGCAGTATTTTTTAGGCAGTTTCAAGATAAAGAAACTCCCGATCCAATTAATAATGATCCAAAGCCAAACGAGCTGATTCATTTCAAAATCTACTCACCAAATAATACATACTATGGAATTCCATCAGCAGTTTCTGCTGCTGCAGCAATTGTTGGTGATAAGTTTGCAAAAGAATATAATATTGATTATTTTGAAAATAAAGCAATCCCCCGTTATGCAATTCTTATTAAAGGTGCAAAACTTAGCAATAAGTCAAAGCAAGAGTTGATTAATTATTTTAGAAACGAAGTTAAGGGTCGCAATCACGGTACGCTAGTTATTCCAATTCCTGCAAGTCTTGGAACAGACACTGATATTAAATTTGAAAAACTTGAAGCTGGAATTCAAGATTCTTCTTTTGATAAATATCGTAAATCAAATCGTGATGAAATTCTTGTTGCAAACAGAGTTCCTGCGCCGAAAGTTGGTGTTTATGATAATGCCAACCTTGCTGTGTCAAGAGATGCCGACAAGAGTTTTAAGATGCAAGTGATTGGTCCAGATCAATCAATTATTGAAAAGAAACTAAACAGGCTTATTGCCGAGTTTACCGACCTGATGGCAATTCGGTTGAAGAAGATTGACCTTGTTGATGAAGATATTCAGTCAAGAATTAATGACAGATATCTACGCACAGAAGTCATTACCCCTAACGAGGTTAGAGGTCAAATCGGTTTGCCAGAGCGATACGATGGAGATAGCGTTTTGCCTTTCCCAACAAATGTTAAAAAAGAGCAAAATGCGGCTGGCAACTCCAG